ATCATCCCATGCCGGGAGTTGGCCCCCGAAGCCTTCAAGTTTGAAGGCCTCCGGGTTGCTTTGCGGCTGGACGGGCGGCGGCATCGGGTCCTCATGCGTCGGGCCCGAACTCCTTCAGTCCACCACGGACAGGATCGGGCACCGCACTGCCGGGACGATACACGGGGGTGGTAAACCCTTCCTTATTCAGGTCCGCCTTCGGAACCTGCGCCCGTTTGGCGGCCTCGGCCCGAGCGACAGCGCGGGCGCCGGCAGCAAGCTCTTCTTCGAGGGCCGTCATCTGCCGCTCCGTGCGCGGCGGCGGGACGTATTCCTTCGGCTTGTTCATCTCGTTGTGACGCCGAAACTGCTCGTGGAGCGCGTCGTACCCCTGCGAGACGACGTCGGTGATCATTGGCGCTGGCTCCTTCGGGACAGCGGCTTCTTCCTGCTGCTGGGCCAGTTTGAGCAATCGGGCCTGATTGGCCTCTTCGGCCGCGGCCATCTGCTTAGCCGTCAGCCCGGGCGTTTCCTTCGGCTGTTCCGGGGTCTTCTCCTGAACTGCTTCCATATTCTTCTCCTGCGTAGGCGCGCTGATCACCTCCGGAGCCGGCGCGATTGGCTCCGTGATCGGCGCGTGTTGACCGCCCTCGGGTGAGGGGTGGTGTCTGTTTTTCTTTGACATAGTTTTTCATCTCCGTGTCCTCGCCGAACAACGGCTTGGAATGGCCGAACAGGCCAATCGGCAAAATCATCGCTTGTGGTTCCAGCCCTTCATCGTCTTGGCGCGGATGGCGTCATTGCGCTCCTCGACGTTGGGGTTAGACTTGCTGGCGGCGGCATTGAGACGCGCCGCGGGGATTTTCTTCTTCGGGTCGATCCCCATCTCGCGGTGAAGCTTGCCCTTCTGTCCGCCCGGGTTGAATGCTTTCGCCATCTTACTCTCCAGCCTTGTTGCGATTGAAGTACATGTGACCCACACCCATCACTGTTCCGGCGCCGAAGATGCCGCCGATGATCACGCCGGCCCATGAGGCAACAAGCCCTTCAATGGGCGGCGTATAGCCATAGACACCGTAGAGCCATTTGCAGACGATGTTGTCCCACACCACGGTCTTCCACTCATAGACGATCCACGGGCCAGCAAAGCCGCCGACGAGGACCATCAAAAACTTGCTTTGCGACACCGTCTGCAAGAAGCTGACGCGGACCTGCCCCTCCGCGACGATGCCAGTGACCATCGTCTTGGCGATAGCAACGTCGCCGCCAATGCGCGCGGCGGTGAGTTGGACCTTGGCGTTGAAGTAGGCGGACGTGAAAGCGGTGATCCCCTGCGTGATCGCAGGCACAGCTTGGAAGAAGGCAACGACCGCAGTGAGTATAGAGGCGATCATTTCATGTTCCCGCGGTCGTCATACTCGGCGTTGCGGCGGCGGCCCATCTCGGTCATGAAATTCGAGAAGATCATCCAGAACGCCAGATACTTCGGGTTGCTGAAGATCGGACTGAGATCGGTCGCCTGCGCAGCGGTGATCGCCGCACCAAGCACCATGTTGAAGCGAGCCCAGATGATGGTCTCGCTGGCGTGAAAGGTCCCCCAGAGGTAAACCAACTCTTGCTTGATCCACGACATCAGTTTGCTCTGTTGTGGATGACAAACCCGATGATAGCCGCTGCGGCGACTGCAACGACGACGAGGACGACAACGCCGTGGCTGGCACCGGCAGCGTGCGCAGCAGCGCCGGCGGCGGCGGCTGAACTGACCACGACGGCGGTCTTCTTGTGGACCGGCTGGACGACGGGCTGGGACGCAGAGAGCACCCGCCTCTGTGCCTCGATCCAATCCGCGTCGGGAGCCGGGTACGGATGCCCGGCCTCGTGGCCTGCCTGCGCCTTCAAGAAGTCTATCGCGAGCGGACTGCGCCAGAAGGCGTCGTCCATCACAGTGTCCCGGGTCATACCCGGAACGCGCGAGAGCACATAGGCGATATAGCTGGGCGTGTAATTATGGCCGTCCCACGTATCAATGGCGTCAGCGAACCGCTTGTTGCGGTAACGCGGCGATGTGCGCCACAGGTCCATCTGCGCACAGATACCCTGTATGTAGGTCGGGAAGATCGCGATGTTGTTGCCCTGTCCGAGACCGTCGCTTAGGTACTCAGTGTCGACGCTGCCCCACTTCAGTGCGAGAGGGTTGTTCGTCGGGACGATCTTATCGGCAGAGGGGCGGCGACCAGTGCGCCCCCACATCGCGCCGGGGTTCTTGCTACGGATAGATGCTGGCTCCATTGGAGCCTCCTACGTTAGGCGGCGGGAGCAGCCGGTGCCGCGGGCGCGGCAGGCGCGGCAGGGGGCGGCGTGATCTTCTTGAGCAGCGACGCGCGGTAGTTGGCGACGTCGGCCAGCACGTTCTTCTCGATCGCCTTGAAGTCAGCGCGAGCAGTCGCCGGGACGCCGTTGAAGAAGTCCTTGATCTGCTGGCTGAAGAGGAGGGTGAGGACGAATGTGATGACGATCTCAACGACTGAAACGTTGATGTAGTCGAGGACAGTCTGCATTGTAGTCTCCGTTAGGGTGCGACAACAGTGAACTGGATCGTATCGATCACCACCTCACTAAGGCTGTCCGTAGCCTGCACCTGCACAGTAAATATTTCGTTTACCGAGCCGCCGTTCACGAAGAAATAGACGCGGTCCGCCGTAACGCTGACAGTATCCACAGTCACATCCGCGAGAGGCGCTACGAGCGCCACCGTACAGCCGGCCGCGTTGAGCGACCGCCCTTCTGGGAGCCAAAGACAATAGTTCACCCAGTAGCGAGTGCGATTGCCGGCGGTATGTTTGCGGGACCCAATCAGCATGGTTAGTTGGCCTGAAACATCATAAACGGAGCGAGGTGAATTGCGGTGTTGCCCGCGAGGGGAGAACTTGTCAGGTTGGGCCACGTGCCGAACGTGATACTCCCGTCATAGGCGCCTTCAAGGCTACCCGACTGGAAGAGATTAAAAGCTAGGGTCGCATCACCGACCTGCTCAGCGAGGATACTGTGCGGGCCGCAAGGCGTAACTGTTACAGCCGCGCTGAATTGGACCGCCAAATAATACAGAGTGCCCGCCGTCAGGCTCACCGGAGAGCCGAGAAGCCCGCTCACAGTCGCCGCGGAGCCTGTCGAGACATTCGGTGTCGTCGACAGCGGCGCACCGGACGGCTTGTGGGTGGTCGCGTCCGCGGCATAGATCGCAAATTGGCAGTTGGAAGAAGCGACCGCAGCCGTGACGTTCATGCCAATCGCTTTGATCGCCGCGCTCTGGTTCGCGACGAACGGGATCATGTATTGCAGGTTCGCGCCCACTGCGCTGAACGTCTCGGCAGGGTCGCGCGGGAAAACCTCCGGTGGCGCATACCAACGGCCCGAGACGTAGGTCATCGCACCGCCCCCGCCGCCACTGCCGGCCGGTCCCGTGGGACCGGTGGCGCCAGTGTTCGAGGCCGTGCCCGCAGGGCCAGTGCTGCCAGTAAGGCCGGTCGGTCCGGTCGGTCCGGTGAAGCCCGTTGGACCGGTGGGTCCAGTCGCGCCGGTGTTAGCGGCCGTGCCCGCAGGACCAGTGAAGCCTGTCGGTCCGGTCGCGCCCGTCGGGCCTTGCGATCCGTTTGAACCAGCGGCTCCTGTGGGGCCTGTCGGTCCGGTCGCGCCGGTGTTCGTTGCGGAGCCGGCAGTACCAACCGGGCCGGTCGGCCCCGTGTCACCGGTCGGCCCGGTTGCGCCTAGCGTGAACGGTCCAGCAGGTCCAGCAGGTCCAGTCGGCCCCGTGCCGAACGGGCCAGTCGGCCCCGTAACAGTCGACGCCGCGCCAGCCGCGCCGGTGGAGCCCGTCGGGCCAGTCGGTCCCGTAACAGTGCTCGCCGCACCCGTTGCACCCGTCGCGCCTTGAATGCCCTGAAGACCGTTGACGCCTTGCGGGCCAGTCGGACCAGTGGGGCCCTGAACGCCCTGAATGCCCTGAATACCCTGCGGACCCTGCGGGCCGATGATGTTGGTCTGCAAGACCCACGCGCCGGTGATCTTCTTGTAGACGTTGCCAGTCAGCTGATCGATGTAGATATCGCCATCATTGCCAAGCGTGTTCAACGGCACACCGTTGCCGAAGATGATAGTGGCGCCAGCAAGAATGATCTGACCCGGTGCGCCCGTCGGACCGAGGCCGCCCGTCGGACCTGTCGGACCTGGAGCGCCTTGCACACCTGCACCGGCGGGGCCGGCGGGGCCCTGCGGACCAGTCGGGCCGTTGGCGCCACCACCCGGACCCGTGGGACCGATGATCGAGAGCATCAATGTCTCGGTGCCGGCGTTGACAACCGGGCCGCCGTTGGTGCCGATGTTGAACTGGGCGTGGTCGAACCTGATCTGGGTCTTCGAGGTGGACTGCGCGAAGATGACGTTGAACTGGTCGTTGAGATTGCCGCCGTTCACGAAATAGGTGAAGTGTCGCGCGTTGACAACGATCGTATCGACGGTGGCCGCGCCACTATCGACAGTCGCAACCACGCCGGTGAGCGTCTCGCCGGGCTCAAGCCAGCTGTCGCAGTCAATCATATATTGACGGCGTTCAGCGACCAGCTTTCGTTCTCGCGCGACAATTGCCATCACTTGCTCCGGGGTGGTCGCATAATCTCCCGCGGCAGCGGCGGGCGGATAATCTCGTTATTCATTTTACGTACCCACCGTCCAAGACATGATCGTCATGAGCACATGGTTCGTTGCCGACCCGGTGCCGGTATCGGCACCGTTAGCGTTGAAGAAGATGCCGACGTACGTGTAGCCGGTCCCCGTCAGAAAGCCCGACGCTTTCGCGATGGAGAAGTAGGTATAGAAGTTCACACCGTCCCAGCTGAACGAGAAGGAGACGTTCGTGCCGTCATCGCGGATTTTATGCCAACACAGCGGCGGCAAGGCGTTGCTATCCGTGTTCGCGTCGCTGCCGCTGCTGGTGGTGGCGCTTGTCCATTTCGAGACGACAAACGACCCGCTCGCGGCCAGCACATAGACGCCGACGTGAACCTTCGTCCCGTCCGTCCACCCGAGGCCGACGTTCAGGTTCGGCGTCGTGCTGTTGCCGAGAAGAGCGATCAACGCCGTGATTGAGTACGGCGTCGCGGGCACAGTTTTATAGAACCCTTGGACTTGGCTCGACGCAGTTTTGGGTGCTGTGATCGTCACGCCCGCAGCAGTGTCCGCAACGGTCGCCGTCAGCTGGTTGTACCAAGTGTTCAAGCCCGTGTTCGCTTGCGTTGGCAGTGTGGACAGCTGGTTCGCCCACAACCCGCCGCCGGTGCCAACACCCGTCGGTCCCGTCGGTCCCGTCACCGTTGACGCCGCGCCAGTCGCGCCGGTCGGTCCGGTCGGTCCGGTCGGTCCGGTGGCGCCCGTGTTCGTTGCCGAGCCGGCGATGCCAGTCGGACCAGTCGGTCCAGTCGTGCCCGCGATACCAGTCGGTCCGGTCGGTCCAGTGGCGCCCGTGTTCGTTGCCGAGCCGGCGATGCCGGTGGCTCCCGTGCTGCCCGTCGGTCCAGTTGGGCCCGTGTTGCCAGTCGCTCCGGTGGCCCCCGTGTTGCCCGTCGGGCCGGTGATGCTTGATGCTTGGCCCGTCGGACCAGTTACGCTGTTGCCAGCGGGTCCCGTGTAGCCGGTGAGGCCGCGGGGTCCGGTCACGCCGGTCGGGCCAGTGGCGCCGGCGCCGGTTGCGCCGGTCGGTCCGGTCACGCCGGGCGCAGCAGTTGCGCCGGTCGGTCCAGTCGGTCCGGTCGAGCCGGTGGGTCCGCCACTCGGGCCGGTCGGGCCCACGACCACGACGACGGGCTTTGCGTAAACTGGGGCTGGAGCTTGAACTTGAACCGCCATCTTAGTCCTCCGTCACACCGTGCTCGACGACGAAATGGCCCTGCATCAGAACCGTGCGGATCGGAGGCACCGAGGCGTCGTACATGACGAGATCGTAGACGTAGCAGGCCGGCGGCAGGCTGGCCTGCAACACCGTGTCCGGTACGTTGAAATGGATGATGCGATTGGTCGCATCGTCGATGATGATCTGGCCCGCACCGCTCGTCCACGTCACAAGCGGCGCGACATCGTCGCGGCTGGCCTTCACTTCCATCTTGAAGCTCTGGCCGGTCAGCGTCCATGTGTCGGTCGACAGGCCGAACTGGATCGCGTCCTGAAACGTGGCGTTGTCATTGGCGACCAGATCGACGATTGAAGCGGTGAGGGCGACGGGCATTAGAAGCTCCTCTCATTTGCGGAGCCGATTGCCGGCACGCCGCTCTGCTGGCTCATCGAGCGGAATTGCTGCGGGAAGCGCCATGCGCTCGCGCCGTTGGTGTTGGCGCGTAGCTTGCTCGTGCGAGCCCGGCCGATCGCGTCCCGGAAGCGCTTGAGGTGGTAGATACCCTGCACCTTGTCGCTGTAGCTCTTGTTCGGCGAAGTCATCATCTTGCCGAGCACGCCGTCGAGGATACCGACATGCCAGATCGGCAGCAGCCAATCCGGCGCATCCGGGATCATATGGCGGTCCGTCGGGAGCGCCGTGTTGCAGACCACCGTCGCCTCCATGTACCCGGAGGTGTTCGGCGGGTTCTTCAGGATCAGTGTACCGATGTCCGGCATTAGTGCCGGCACAAACGCGGTGCCGTTCGGCGGCTGGATATTATCGACCGGGACCGTCGTGCCCCAGTCGAGCACGCCGCTCAGACGGATGATCTGCCCTTCGCTCACGGTCAGCGGATAGCTGATCACGTTGGCCTCGTAGGGCACGGTGACGCTCTGCGTCCAGATCGAGGTGTCGTTCAGGAACTCGCTGAGCACATCATAAAGTTCGCCTTTGATGCCGCTCTCGCTCGCGCCGGTGAGCTTCACCTGCACCTGCTTCAGCAACTGCTCGAAGTCGGTTTTGTTGATCATCCCGCCTTCGGCGCCGAAGTGGCACCGCTCCCGATCAAGATCGAATTGAAGATGCCCATGAAGGCCGTGGCGCGATCGTCTTGAATGTCTTCTTGATCGCGCTGCATCGCGTGCGAGCACATGCCGTAGAGGAAGGCGAGCCGGAACTGCTCCTCCATCTCCAGTTCAGTGCCGTCGTTGCCTTGGAAGCTCTGCACGCCGCGCTCGCCGGGGAGACAGCGACGGTACACGAAGAGATCAGGACGGAGGCGCCGGCCTTCGAGCAGCGTCACGTTCATCGCCGTGACCAAGCTCGCGTCGTCATACCGGTAGGGCGCCACCGTATCCTGAAGCAGGATACGCCCGTCGTTGATGTAGTCGGTGATCGTGGCGAGGGCTGTCGACATGGCGCACCAAAATAAAAGGACCCCGGAGGATTACCCCCGGGGCCCTTAAGTATTGGTTTACACCCGATTATGAGTTCGGGGTGACCTGCGCCTGCACGAGCGCCTTGCCGTCAACGACCTGATAGCCGTAGACCTGAAGGCCGCGCAGGATTTGACCAAAGGTCAGTTCGGAGCGCAGCGTCTCGACCTTGCTGATCTGCGACGCGAAGGTCAGGCCGTGGGCGTGACCAGCGTAGATCGGCCATTCGCCAGCGTTGAAGCTCGCCGGCAGGGTCGAGTGGTTCGGCAGCAGGTTCGAGATGTAGATCGTGAACCGATCCACCATACCGAGCCGACCGTTGCGGAGCATGGACACGCTGTCGCCCGACAGGTAGGCCTGACGGAGTTCCGACTGCTTGATCATGCGTCCGGCCCAAGCCGGCATGACGACCCAGCGACCAACTTCCGGGATGTTCTGCTCGTCGAGCACTTGGCCCATCCGCATCAGAAGATCGAGGAGTTCGACGTCGCCGACACCCGGGTTCTTCGACACGACCGAGATGGGCGTGCCCTGAACACCGAGGTTGATGTTGCCGGTGATGGCGCCGGCGGTGGTACCGAAGTTCGCGGCGTTCATCTGGCCGACGATGCCCGAGAGCACGTCGGTGTCCACCGTGATCTTCAGCTGCTGCGCAGCGTCGTCCGACCACATCGACAGGACATTCAGATCGCTCTGAATTTCCATGACGTCGTCGAGGATCAGCGAGAAGTACTTGCCGTTGCCGATGTAGAGTTCAACCGTTCCACCGGTCGGACGATCGAGGCCAAGCAGGCCGTCAGCGTCGTAGTTGTGGATGGTGACCGTCGGCTTCGTGCGGATTTTGACGCGGTCGCCCTTGTTCTTGATCTCGCCTTCGTAGTCAGTGTTCGAGATCGCCGCGAGGACGGTGGACGCGTAGAACTTCTCGACCAGCTTGCCGGACCAGATTTCAGGGATGAAACCGGTGGCTTGCAGGTTGTTGCCAGACGACCCTACGGGATAGAGCGCTGGCGAGGAGCCGGACGTTGCGCCCGGGAAACCTGAATTGGGAATGGCCATAACGAGCCCCCTTCACTTGCTGTGGGGGCTCGCGATTTTCCTGTCGACAAAAGCCCCCGGGTTACCCTCGGATGCGGCCTTCTCTCTGTGCGGCAGTCAGATCGGCTTCAAACGCTGCGGCCTCCGCTGGACGGTTGGCCCACAGTTGTCGTCGCTTCTCGTCGTAAAACCGGGAGATATCAGCGCGCGTGTATATCGGCTTGTCGGCGGGCATCTGGGTGTCACCTGATGCCGGTCTGGCCTTGCCGGGGGCTGCGAGCGTCTCCAGACTGACAGCGGCGGAACGAGGAGCGGGATCGTGCTGCTCTTGCTGCTGTGCCGGAGCCGTATGGCCCGTGGCTTGTGCTTCCGTGAGGAAGTCTTTGAAGAACTGGATGGCCTTCGGGGCATCTGCGCCGTCGACCGCCGCCTTCAACATGTCCTGTCGTATCTGGCCAGTGTAAACATTTCGTAAACGCAGCCAGTTGATGAAGCGTTGGTCGGTGTTGATCTGCCGCCACGTCGGGACGGCACGATCCATCGCCATGAACATCTCGCGCTTGGCGGTGTTCTTGACCCGGTTGGTCAACTCGGCATTCTGGGCCCGCAGGGCCTCGATTTCGGGCTGAACCGTGTCCATCGCCGCGCGCCGGGCGAGGTCGATCAGTTCCGTGCCATAGTTGGCGACGTCATCTTCGGTGATCAAATTTCCGTGACGAGGTTGTGAATTTGCGTGATGAGCCGGGGGTTGCCGGTTCATCTCGGCCAGCATGGTCTGGGTCCGGACGAGCTCCTGTCCGAGATCGGTCATCTGCTGTTCCATGGCCGCGCGAGCGCGCTCCGACGCCTGCCATCGGCCGTGCATGGAGTTGTAGCGGCGGGCCCACTCGCTGTCCTTCAGCGACTGCTGATCCGCGGCGCCGGTGAAATCGGCGTCCGGCTGGGTCTGGGGCTGGGTCTGGAGTTGGGGCTGGAGAGGCGGCGATGGTTCTTGAGGAAGTTCTGGCTCGGGCTGCGGCTGTGGCTGGGGCTCGGGCTGCGGTTCCGGATGTGTATAAGCCTGCTTGTGGGCGGCCTCGGCGGCGTCGGCGGCACGCTTGACGTGCTCCGGGACGCGGACGTTGGGGTCGGCTGGAACCTGCTGGTTGGGGTCGAGAGGCTTCAATCCTTCGGTGGCTGACATAGCTAACTCCTTGTGCGCTCAGGCTTTTTAGGCTGAGGGCGGTGGTTTGGGGGTTTGGTGACAGGTGCGGTAGAGGTTCAAGAGGTGCAGGAAGGCACGGGCCTGCCCCTGCTTCTGGAGCACCTCATGCTGTTCGGCCTGAGTTACCGCCACGGTAACTTCGGTCGCGTAGGCATCGAAACACTGGATGAACGCCTCCCACTCCCGCGGCGCGGCGGCACGGAGAGCTTTGGCGTAGTGAGCGAGGACGACAGACGGAGAGGGGGGTTTTGTCACGCGATGGCGTTTCCAGCCCACGATCCGGAGCCAAGACCGTCGGGGACGGGCGCGGGTTCCGGCTGGGCCATTGGGGTTGCCTTGCCGTAGGATTGGAAGCTGGCCGGACCGCCGCCGGAGGCGGCTCCCGGAAGATTGCGCTGGCTCGACCCCTTGTCGGGATCGTTGTGGAGGGAGCCCTTCTTCGAGTGGGGCTGGAGCGGGGTCATGTGCTTCTTGAACATCAGATGCCTCCCAGTCGTCCCTCGCCCGGGAACGGGCTCGGTGAGGGCTGCGGCGAAGCCGTCGGCATCGCCTTGCCGTAGTCGCGGGTGTTCTTCTTCACCCGCGGTTTCGGGGCCTGTCCGTTGGGGCCAAGCGCGGACACCGCTCCGGGAGCCGGAACGGACATCGGGGCGCCGGGCCCTGAGGATTTGATCCCGATCTTCTGCATCAGCGGGCCGAGGTGATGCCGGCCTTCGCGGGCTCCGACCCGGCATAGCCGAACATCTTGCCCGCGCCGCCAGTGGCGAACTTCGAGCCGCTGTCCTTGGGATCGTGCTCGGTCACGCCCGGCTTCTGAGAACCAGCAGCGTCGCTCGGTGCGGTCGTGGTGCGGTCACCATGACCGAACATCGGGGTGTCGCCACCCTTCGCGAAGTCCGCCTTCTTCTCGTTCTTTTTCAGGAAACCAGCCATCGGTGTCACTCCTTGATGGAAATCATCGTGACACCGATAGCGCGAAGCTGCTTAAAGACTACTTAATGCCCATCACCAGAACTTCAGGTTTTGGCGTCGAGCCGGCGCAAACCCCGCGGAAGCCAGTGAGGTGGTCGTAGAGCCCCTTGTTCAGATCGCCGTCCATCATCTTGTAGGGGCAGACGTCTTCCATGAAGTAGTGCGCGCCGGGGTGCATCCAGTTCGCCAGCTGGTTCGCCAGCTGGATTTGCTCGGCTGGATCATGCACGGCATCGTCAACGACCATGTCGAACGGCAGGCCGCCCATGTCGATCAGGCACGCGTGCAGCGCGTCTTGGTGGTAGGCGTTGCAGAGCCGTGTGGTGATCCGATCGACGCCGTGCAGCATGAAGCGCATGTCATTGTCGATGCCGAAAATCTCGGCGTTGGGGAAGTAGTCGCGCCACACGTACAGCGAGGCTCCGACCACGTTGTTGGGGATATCTCGGTAGCCGCAGATGCCGACTTCGAGCACCCGCTTCACCTCGAAGCGCTGCTTCTCCATGATTGCTTCGTAGTAGGGCGTATACCCCCAGATACCCTTGTCGGTGCCGTACTTCACAAACAGATCGCCAAGCAAACTCATTGATGCAACTCCAGACCAGTGAACAGGGTGACGTCGTGATCCGCTTTGTACCAGTGGATCGGGACTTTCGGGATGCCCGCCTTTTCAACCCGCGCCCAAGTGTTCACTTCCCACTCTACGGTCTTGGTAGTTGAAATGTGCTTACGAGCAGCTGTACGGCAAGCGAAGTCAAAAGTGTCCACCCAGCGACGTGGAACAGCGAGAACAGAACCGCAGAAGCGCCAGCAAGGATACGCCGCTTCCACCGCACTCGGCTTGTCCCAACATCCGGGGATGTAGATAGCTTTGTCGTCGACCTTTTCCATAAATTCATAGATTGCCTGATTGGTGATGCCGGGGAGACGGAAGATGCCGTAGTCGACCCAGACCAGAACGTCAACCTCAGGGTCCTCGGTCGCAGCGTTCTTCAACCACGTCGTCTTCTCGTGCTGCACGATGTGGTACATCAACGAGTTCTTCTGTGGATTGTCGTGCTCCATCGAGCGCGGCGTGTATGGCAGGTGCGCGATATACTTCCCCAGCCAACACTGGTCGACGGCCTGATAGAAGCACTTCTTGCGCACCGGGACGCCGCTCAGCTTCTCGCCAAGCTCGCCGTACTCAGTTGCAGATCGTGGGTGGTTCGGGATCGGGACGTAGGCGGTGACGAGCTTAGTTCTCATGGAATTTCCAGATCATCTGCGCGACTTCCTCCTCGTTGACCGTGGCCAACTTGGCCTCGGCATCACGCACGCCGTAGGAGATGATGAAGTCGCTGCCGTTGGGGTGGCGCGCGAGCCCTGCACAAAACTCGATTTGCCTGTCCTCGAACACGAACGGCAGGCTGAGACGGCGAAGCTCGCCGTCGATGTTGAACCACGCGAAGCGGTGCCAGTAGGTCCGCTTACCGTCGGGGCCTGTTGCGGCCTCATGCGTGATCGCGATCCAACCGTGTCGGAACGGGATCAGCTGTGACGAGCCGCTAATGTCGCCGACGTGAAGCTTGGTCGGGTGTTTGGTCTCGCCCCACTGACCGCCGGGGTCGGCGTGACGCACCCGGTCGAGCCGGTACATGAAATCCTGATGGGTGCCGTGCGGCTTCGGCATCCAGTTCTTCTCGATGCTGTCTTCGCCCGACAAGAACTCCCACTGTTCGACTAGGTAGTAACGATCGTCGATATCGTGGACGAGCTTGCCGCGAAGCTGCTGGCAGGTGCCGTTGGACGCCTGCTCGCGCACGCAGGCCGTGAACCACAGGTTCCCGCACCACCGATAGAGCCGGATATCCTCAAGGCCGACTACCAAGTCGAATTTCGGCGCCGGCCGGTGCCAAATGATCTCGCGAGCGTGCAACGTGTCGAGATCGCCATCGAGCGAGAGCACGAAGTTGCGGGTCTCGATCGGCGCTTCCTGACAGCCCTTATCGCCGATCATGTATCGTCCGTGCTCGTCGATCGTGTAGTTGACGCAGCGCACGTTACAAAGAATTTTATCGTGGCACGCTTCGACTGAGGGGTTCATCGCGGTGTAGCCGCGCGGCGGCAAGAAGTTGACCGGTCGCGTCTTGAACGACGAGCAGTAATGCTTCAGCGGTTGCGTGAACCAGAACAGGTTGGTGCGGGCACCCCACCGGTAGTGACCATTCGCCTGCGCATCGAGCGCGAGATCATCCGTAATCTGAAACGCGAATGGGCGCTCCTTCTCGTCGTAGTATCCCGACACAGAATATTCAAAACGCAATGCGTCGCGGTGAACAACATCGTTGACAAAGAGAATATCATTGGGGCGGGCTATCTTCATGCCGGGCTTTGAGAACAGGAGCGAGGCGGCATGGTCACCTTTCTCTCGGTAGTATTTGGCAAGCTCAAACAGCGGCTCGGCGCGCGACGGTCGGAAGTTATACGCCTCCATCATGAAGCCGACGAAGTTGTGCGGGGTGTTCAGGGCCAACCAGCAGCGCGCCCGCGCCATCATCGCCTGATGGACTTCCTCGTCCCAGCCGCCAAGCGCGACCCGCTTATTGAAGGCCTCGATCGCCTTCGTGATCAGCGGGAAGCGTTCCTCTTCGGGACTACAGTCGGCCCAGTCGCGGTAGCTGTTGCCGAGATAGAACCAGTAGCGCTCGTTGTTGGGCTCGCCCTTCAACGCCTCTTCGAGCAACTGGCAGTCGCGCAGAAACTTATCCGTGCGGTTGGCACCGTCAGCATGATCAATAAACCGGGCGCCGGTGATATCGCCGTCACTCGGCAGATCGATATATTCGTGGGTGACGCCGACATAAATCTCGTCCTTCGGCGTGTCGAGGTTGACAATACGGCGGTTGGCATAAGTGAGGGCACCGCCCGTCTGCATCATGTTGTAGCTGCACGCCGTCGCCGGCAGGTCGAAGCAGTTCTCGCTCTCGACGACAAGCTCCATGTCGGCGTCCATCAGGATCGCGAACTGGCACCATCGCCCGGGGTGATTATTGGCACGTGCGAACTTCCATGCGTCGTTGCGGGCTTGGGAAAAATTCACAAATTCCCCGCGCGATACGCCGAAGGCTACTTCGTACTCTTCACACAGTCGGTGGATGATCTCGATAGTGTCGTCAGTCGACCCGGTATCGAGGATCGCGACAGCTTTGACATATGGGAGAACCGAACGAAGGCACCGCTCCATGCGCGCGCCCTCGTTCTTGACGATCATATTCAAACACAGTGATGGCTTCATGGTCGTTCCTGAGTTGGGGGTCAGGTGAGACCGGAGGGCTTAGTCGAACTGCCCTCCGGAAGAGATGCGGAGCCACGCGCCGGTGCCGCCGGTCGGGGCGTAGGGGCCTGTGCCGCCGTTGGCATTCCAGACGGCCCCAGCGATGCCGGGGTCATAGTTCGGCGGTACCCAGACCGTGCTCGTGTTCAGAGGGCCATACGCGCCGGCGTAGTCGGAGGCAGGGCCTGTGGCGCCTGCGGGTCCGGTGTTGCCTGTGGCGGACTTCGCTCCGGTCGGGCCAGCGGGCCCGGTCGAAGAACCCGTCGGGCCGGTGACGCCGGTGGCGCCGGTCGGTCCAGTGGTCGAGCCGTTCTGCGTGACGCTCGGGGCCGGTCCCTGCGGACCAAGACGACCCTGTCCGCCGGTGACGCCGGTGGGACCGGTCGCGCCGAACGCCGGGCCAGTGGCCCCGCTTCCGGTTGGTCCCGTCGGGCCAGTCGAAGACGTTCCGGTGGCGACATGACCCGTCGCTCCGGCCGGGCCCAACGGACCCGGGATGTTCTTGAGGTTGATCAGGTCGACCACCTGCTTGAGGACAATCGGGATGCGATTGTCGTCGTAGGTGTCCTTCGAGACCAGTGACGGATCGAGGATCGGCACCCCGTCGACGGTGTTGCCCTTGCCTGCCATGCCAGCCTCCTATTAGCCAGCCGAGACGGTGAGGACACCGGCGTTGACCCAGACCTGCCCAGCGTTGTGCGGATCGGAAGTCGGCGGGATGATAACCGTACCAACGGTGCCGGACGGTCCGGTCGGACCCGTTGCACCCGTGGCGCCGGCGGCGCCCGTCGGACCCGTCACTCCGGAGCCGGTCGGACCAGTGACGCCCGTCGGACCCGTTGCACCGGAGCCTTGCGGACCCGTGTTACCTGCGGGGCCCTGCGGACCCGTCTGCCCTGCGCCGGTCGGACCGGTCGGACCAGTGTTACCAATTTGACCCTGCGGGCCCTGCGGACCAGCTGCGCCATTTGCGGGGCCGGTCGGACCTGTTGCGCCCGCGGCGCCGGTCGGACCCGTTGCGCCTGTCGCCGCGCCGGTCGGACCGGTCGGGCCAGTGACGCCAGTGGGACCGCCCACCGAGCCGTTGTTGATGGCGTCGACCACTTGCTTGAGCACAGTGCCCAGCATGTTGCGGTCGTAGTTACGGCTCGAAAGAATTGCCATGGTCAGTCCCCTGTCAGCTAAGCTGGCCTCGCCTCACGGCGAACATGCCCTGATCATTACGTTGCAAAACTTACGAACTTCTTAAGCAGGGCCCGTGAAGCCGGGAATGATCACGGTCTTCATCTCGCCCTTCACGCCAGTCGGACCGTTCGGGATGTAGACGACTTCCTCGAACGTGCCGGTCGGCGCCGACGCCTGCTGTGCGGCATTGATCTGCCCCCACACCGGAAACGTCCCGGTGGGGCCAGTGAACGCCGACAAGATCGCGACGCGCTTGAGTGTCGCGTTCGGCCCAGTCGGGCCAGTCGCGGATAGCACGCGCACGAGCTTCTGAGTGTTGACCGCCATTAGCCGACGCCTCCGCTCACGGGTTTGGCGCCGGGCCCGGGCTGATTACCGGAGACGTGCGTCTGCGGCCCCATGCTCTCGGACAACTGTCCCGGCCTGTTACCTTGCGAGGCCGCCGCGCGCTGCGCTGTGCCGTCGTTCGGATGCGGCTGCGCCAGATCGACGCCGTGTCCGCTCGATGTCGTTTGGCCTTCGTTCGACGGCGTGCCGATATGCACCGGCGGTCCTTCAGGCATCTGCGCGCCAGCAGCGAGCTTGCCGGCGGCGAGTTCGGTGGTGATGCGCTTGACGCCGGCAGCGACGCCCTCGTCGACCGCCTTCTGGATCATCTGTTCGATCGGACCAGCCGCGGCCTGCTTTTGCTGCGCCTGCTCCATCTTCTCCAGCGCTTCTTCGTTCGGCACGATATCGTCCGGAAGGCCGATGGTCGTCGACACCGACTTGAGCACGGAGCCGCGGCCCTTGAGGCCGACGATGTGCATGTCGGTCGGGTTGTTGGTCTCGCGCAGAAACTCGATCTGACGCTGGCGCAGCGTCTCGCGCTGGATCGCGACGTTGACACCTTGCACGACGAGCTTCTCTTCACCGGTGAGCAGACCGCTCGTGTCGGTGAGCATCAGCAGATCATTCAGCTGCAACATCGTGCCTTCGATCACATCACGATCGATGTTCGCCGACACCGTCTGAAGAATTTTGCTGGCATTGCCCATCAGCATCGCGAGGCCCGACGCCGTCCGCCCTGCACCACCACCAGCCTGTCCACCGACATACTTCGGGATCGCCGACACGTCGTCGGCAATGCTCACAAGCTCCTGATAGACCTGCATCAGGACCTGCGCGTTCGAGGCCGGCATGAAGAAGCTGATCGGCTGCTTGCCGCCGCTCGTCATCGGATCGCTGCGGGTGTGCCATCGCTTCCATGGGTACAGGTCCTCTCCGTTCTCCTCGGGCGCGAGCATGTCGTCGTTGATCACGACTTGCGGGCCAGACGAGATCGAGATGTTGTTGATCAGTGAGCGCAGCGTCGCGTTGGCGGCCTCCTGAAGGTCGCCCAGCAAGTCTGTCAAGCCATTTCCGACCGGTGTCCCCGGGACTTTTTCAAACGAGGTGATAAAATAAGGGTGACGCTGGCGCGGCGATGGGCTGAGATGGCACTTGATGACGTGGCTCCCGATCACCCAGACCTGCACATGGTAATCGCGCAACTCGTCCTGTACCGCCATTCCGTAGTCTTGGAGGATACGGCCCTGTACGTTGCCGTTGAACTCCATCATGGAGATCATGCCGGATCGGTTCCAAGCGGGGTTTTCCCGTTGTTCAAGGACGGACCGTTCTGCGTCGGTGGTGTCCCAGTTATCGTAGAGGCCACCGCGACCGTACTCGTCGAGGACGGCCCTGATCTCGCTAGTATTATAGCCCGGGAGGTCGAGCAGGTCGTTCAGTTCCGCGCGAGTGACGCGAAGCTTCTCGATGACGTTGGCGTTCTCGATGTCAGCTACGCCCGGCGTGAACCAAATATCGAACGGTGAGACACGGTTCCACGTGAGCTTGGGGACGTTCTGCACAGAAGGCTGTCCACCACCCTTTGGCCAAACGACCGTCGGGATGACCTTAACGACAGGGCCCTTAATACAAGCGAAAGGGAAAATAGGCAGATCAACCAGAAATTCAGCGAGGGCATGGTAATATCCTCCTTGGTTCAGCATGTCCTGAATTTTGTCGGAGCTATCGCGCGCCTGCTGTGCTGCCTTCTTCTTCGCGGCCTCGCTTGCACTCTCCAACAGTGACCGCTTCCGGTCGGCAAGATCGGACGGCGCCGGCGGCTGGCCGGTCGTCTGCTGCACCATGGCAGCTTCTTGCTGCATCAGCTTGTCGATGCTCTCTAGGATTTCAGGGGGGATCGGGGGGTTCTGCGGCGGCTGGAGCGCCCACGGGATGTCCTGCCCGAGATAGATGTCGCGAAGGAGGGAGGAGGCCGCCCGGCATTTCTGGGCGATGACACGGGCATAGACGGTTGAGCCGCCGAACTTCGTCACCTCTGCCAGCTTGGTCGGGTCATACTGGCCATTGAATGCGCGCAGCGCCGCCAGCATCCGGTTGCTCCAGCCGGCGACAGTGTTGCGGTGGTTTCGGAAAATCTCGAACTGAGCTTTGACGTAGCCGGCCAGTTCCGGGTATTGCGGCTGCGCGGGGCCGCTCTGCTGATCTTGATAGCTCTGCGCCTTCGCCGCGGCAGCTGCATCAAGCTGGGCTTCGAGTTGCGCTGGCGATGTGAATTGGATCACGCCGTTCTGGCCGAGGCTGTCCATCATACTTTTCTCGCGAGAGTGGTTCTTAACCCCCTCGCACGACAGCCACTAAAAACTTCTTAACGACGATGCTGTTAGCAGGAAAACCTTAACATCTATTCGCCTACCGTGCGGGTGGCAGAGCGCGGAGGCCCCCATGGACGGTCCACACAACACGATCTTGAACTGGTTCGGAAATATCGCTTCGGTGGGGGCGGTGATCGCGTCTGCGTTCGGCTGGATACCGGCGCTCGGCGCCCTCGTCGCGATCGTCTGGTATGCGATCCAGATTTGGGAGAGTGAGACAGTCCAGACCTATCTGCACGCTCGGCAGTGGCGCAAGCTCGTCAGGCTGAAGCGGAAGATGCTCGAACTGCAAGAGCGAATTGCGGAGGCCGAAGAACTTGCGCAGGCTCGTCGCGATAAACGAACTCACGCTGGCGACGACGAAACTTCACTCGGTTAGGTCCAGCCAGCGGCGGAAACGGCAGCACGCTTCCGCGTTCGGGGGCGAAGACGTCGGCTGATCTCAGGTACAATTCCACCGTGTACGACCAGAGCCAGATATTGCAGATCGTCGGCAACATGCGAGTACCCTTCCTTGTCAGTCTTGTCGGGCACGGTTCGCAGCGCGCCAGTCTTCATCTTGGTGAACCGGTAACCGCCGCTCATCGCGCGGCAGAGATGCGGACAGCCTTTACGGGAAATGACGAGCGCCGGGCCCGCGTTGATTTGGCGGCCAAGGAGCGCTTCAACGGCACGGAGACGGGGTTCGATATCGTTGGTGGGGGCGGGGAAACCGGGGAGGCCGAGACGATTGAGGGCGTCGAAACAACTTTCTTCTCCGATGCTTCCCTTGGCAATGCCACTAGGATCGCCAACGCAAGCAACGCGCATACCGACATAGCGCGGCTGATAGAGCCGAGGACGGAGGTGCTCATTGACGTGCTTCTCCAAACCGATGTTGGTGGCGGGGACTTCCTCGTGAACCAGCAGACGCCCCATGTGATCCATCTGGGCGATCAAGCTCCACGGGTTGCGCCCGAAGTCTTGACCAATCAGTAGAGTGTACCCCGGGATGACTAACGTGTCGTCTACGATGTGGAAGTCTGACTTAAACGTGTTCTTGAAAACTGCCGCACCGCTCGGGTCATCGCCATATTCCGCCTTGACGTAACGTCGCACCCAGTCGCTGTCCTCACCGAACTGCTCGACGAAGCGCTCGTAGTACGTGCGACCTTGCTTAAGGCGCTGTGGGTCGTCAATCGGGAGTTTTACGGTGTCCTCAGTTTGCGTGAGCCAGTTGAGGTTCTCAGCCTCAGGCGACAGACCCGACGGCTGTTTGAAAATCTGCACGCCCATCGGCGGATTTTCCATGAGCTCGTGCCACGGCGTCATCTCAGTCGGGAAGTTGGTGTCCGCGATCCAGCCGAACCACGTCGGTGCGCCCTTGTCACCAGACGGGTAGCGGCCGAGACGGCCCGAGAGCGGGCCCAGCACGTCCACATCCATTTCGATCGCTTCCGACATCCACGCGCCGGTCAACTGCATCGAGAGCAGTCGGGCCTGATCCTCGGCGTTCTCCAGCGGGATGAACACAAGCTCGGAGCGGACGTCGCCAAACTCCAGATAGAAGGTGTTCTCCGACACCTTCCACGTGCCGAGACCTTGCAGCCACTGCTGGCAGTCCTTCAGCACGGTGTCTTTCAACTGCTTCAACGTCTGGCGCACGATGGCCCATCGCGTGTAGCGGTAGCCGTCCTTCGCCTTGGCTTGTCCAATGGATCGGCGCAGCAACTCGATCACGCAGCCGACCGTCTTGCCAGAGCCCACTGGGCCGGCAATGAGACGGCCGAACGCGGCGCTCTTCATGAAGCGCGCGACGGTCGGAGAGGCGCTGTAGTTAAGCTGCGATGCCATTATTGTCCGCGCGGCTGTCCGCGAAGTCCTGCCATGACACCCACGGCTTGGACTGCGTCAGCGGTTGGAGTTGCTTGTCGAGGTAGACTTGCCAGTGGGCGGTGATGCCGTGTTCTGGGTGGGTAAACCAAAGTGCCTGTGATGGTCGACTGTAGGGCGCCCGAAGCACAAGGTGTGCAAACTCGTCATAGCCCTTGAGGGAATTGTTGACGATGAGGCCGGGCAGTGTGAGGTATTGGTGCCAGTGACCAATAAGGAGCGTATCGAAATCTCGGCCAATTTGAGCCTCACTACGGTGCGTCTTAAGAGTGCCCCGCATAATAGGACCGAGAGCCCCAATGATACCGTCACCGCCTTTAGTACCAAGGCTGTCGCCGTGAGTAAGGAGATAACGGTGCCCAAAAATATTAAACGCGCAATCGGCGGTCTCTGGGATGCTGAACCGGACATGCTTGGTCCTCCTGAAGTGGCGGGCAACGCCGCAATAGACATTCCACTCGTGGGAGGTGAACACACGTTCCTTGGCCTGCATCTTCTTGGTCGAGCGGCCGTGGTTGCCGACGACGCACGGCACGAAGAGCTTCCCGAAGCTCGTCGCCATCGTCTCAAGGCCGGCACAGGTCAGGTCGATCAGGTCCTCGATCGCCTGCTGTGTGGTGCGGTCGTTGGTCTTTACGAGTTCATCGTGAATATCACCGCCAAGCATGTCGCCGCCAAGAGCCACAACACAACCCGGATAAGTAATTCTTGCGCGCCCCATGTGGTGGAAGGCGAGATCGACCGTTTTCTCGGCGAGCATTTGGATGCGGCGTCGCGCGACGGCTTTGTCGAACTGGTTGACGCCGGGCATTCGGACGACTTCACCGTAGTGCCAGTCAGACCAGATCGTAGCCGGTACGCCTCTAGCGCCCGCTCGGCCCTCTCGGACAGTCCACTCCGGAGGTTCGGGGTCGTATGCTGCGATCTTGAAGATGTTTTCCCGGATTGTTCGCGCATCGTCACCCTCCCGCTGTGCCTGCTCAAGCGACTTCTTCTGGAGGAGAATGAGCTTGTTCTTCTCGCGGATCAGGCTCTCGGCATCAATAAGCTGCTTCTTGAGCCGCTCGATCTCGGCGTCGTTTTTCGCGCTTGACATCATTCTCTCTCCGTCGTCGCTCAATAGCTTTTGGCGTAAATCTGTTACGAAACTGTTTCTCTTTCCCTTTCGGCGACTTCTGCCACTGACGCGCCCATTCCCTGCGCCGCGGCGAGACGTCGAACCGCCAGCGGGCGTCACGGCCCTTTGGGCTTTCTCGGTATGTTTTGCTGCGCT